CCAGAAAAATACACCAAGGTCTATCTGATACACAAGCACTCGAAGATTTTATTGTAGTTCACTGGGCTAATAAAATAGGAGATAACATGAGCGGTTTAACACAAAAAGAGAAAGAATATTATAGTGACCTGGCTATAAAACATGCTGACTTCTTATGTGATAAAATTTTCAAGCCTGCTTTTGAGATAGCTTTTATACACGGAGCTAAGCATATGAAAGATGATATAGCAAGTGGCACATTTACTAAACCACAAACATCGGAGGTAAATTTTGTATGAAAAAGCGAAACCCTAAGCAAATTGGTACAATCTTATATGATTGCATACCGCAGCATGGTCCATGTCCTAATAACTGCAACCAGTGTTATTATAATGAGTGCTTTTATGCTGGACATGAACCCCTTATACCTGAGCCGCGTGATGTAGCTGGTGGTATTGTGAGAATGAATAGTGGACACGATAGTAATCTTGAGAAGGATTTGGTACTTGAAACCGCTAAGCAGTATAAAGACGTTTTCTTTAACACGAGCATACAGCACAAGAAACTAGTCGAAGCATCTTTTGCAGAACCGTATGTTCTAACAGTGAACCCAAAAGAAGAATCTAAAAGCCCCTTTGATACACCAGGCTTTGGTATAGCGAAGTCTCTTATGTTCGTACGCTTTAGAACGTCTGCTACTAATATAGACTACGTGTTAGAATGCGCTGTTACATGGGCAAAGAGATATATACCTGTTGTCCTAACACTAATGCGCTATCGTACGAGAGACGACATACCTAAAGGACATGAATCATCTTACGAAAATAAGCTACATGTCGAACATGACTGGTGGGTTCCAACAGCAAGCTTCTGGCATACTGTCACAAGCCGATCTAAGTTTCAATCAAACAGAATGATTCATACATGCGGTTCTTATGAGTCTCACCTATGCAAAGATTGCGGATTGTGTGAGTGCTACTACAGAATAACAAAGAAAAGGCTCGAGGAAAATGGATAATACAAATGACAAGAAAACTACACAACGGAGTCGTAGAAGCTATATGCAAGTTTACAGAGGATACAGAGGTCCCAGCTATATTCTCAGTGTGGGCTGGGATCTCTGCCGTTGGAGCTGCTATGGGTCGAGATTGCTTTGTCGATCAAGGGTATTTCGCAATTTACCCGAACACCTACGTCATTCTTGTCGCAGGTTCTGCCCGTTGCCGGAAGAGTACGGCTGTGAATATAGCTGGGGATTTCGTAAGCAAAGTGACGCCGAAAGTAAATATCATCTCGCAAAAAGCAACTCCAGAAGGTCTAATTGGTATGTTGAGTGGGCTAATAGGAGAAGAAGGAGCTACATCAGTGGTGCCTTCAGCCGTTGGAATAGCAATAGTAGATGAACTATCTACACTCATAGATAAAAACGCTTTTAAGAGTGGACTCATCGCTCTACTAACGAACCTGTATGACAGTAAGGATTTTGAATACCTCACTCGCGGACGCGGTCGTGAGGTTGTCAAGAATCCTTGTCTATCAGTCTTGGGTGCGTCGACTATAAGGTGGATAAAGGATACTATCCCTGAGGTAGCTGTAGGCGGTGGGTTCACTTCTCGTGTTATCTTTGTGTATAAAGATAGGAGGGAGAAACTAGTACCTTGGCCTGTCATGAGTATTGAGAACAAGCTATTAGCCGAAGATATTGTGCATGATCTATGTGAGGTCTCCAAGATGAGAGGCCCAATTGCACTTGACAAACTATCATTGGATATGTATAAAGAAGAATACTCAAACTTTTATTACGACAGTCCTCTGATGAATGATGAGGGATTATCAGGTTATGCTAACAGACGCCACCATATCTTATTAAAAGTAGCAATGATTATAAGCGCATCTCGTAATGATAGTAGACTGATAACAATTAAGGATATGGATGTAGCTATTAAGCTATTACGGAAGGCTGAGCACTCTATGCCTATGGTTCTTAAGACTATCATGAGCGAGAAGGTTGGAGATATATTTGATCATATACTGAGATTCGTTATGAGTATGAATGTTGTTAGCAGGAGCAGACTGATAAGAGAGTTCCGTCATAAGATGACGTCGCAAGAACTTGATATTATGATGAGAACACTAGAAGAAGAAGGCGTGATACAACAATTAGTAGATGGCGGTAAGATAACTTATAAATATATGGGTAAGACTTAACGAGGTTTCCTCGCATTACGTTCTTTACGATCTTCACGCTCACTCCTACCTGTGTCTTCTCTCTTGGGCAGTTCAGGTAATATATGTACTATTCTATCTGTAGTTTCATATAATATCCTAGCTACGTTCTTAATAATGTCATCAGTATCCTCACCATCCTGACCTAGTTTACTCAACTCAAATCCGATTTCAGTAAGACCTGTAGCTGTTATACTAAGAGCAGGGGATAGAGGAGTCCAGAAAGCGCGTCCTAAAGCATAAGCCGAACCTAGTCCTAATCCGACGAGGATCGTATTAGCAGCAAATCTACCTGCTAATTGATTAGCTACATTAAATGCTCCTCTCCTAGCACGAGCCCTACTCTGAGGAGTGTTATCCTTAATACCTTCTATCATAGGTCTAATACCGCGATTGTAAAATAGATCATACACACCTCTGGGATATGTATAGATGCCTATCTTTTCTCTCTGTGCCCTCGTCCTCTCAATACCGGCCCGCTCAGTTGTCTCATATGCTCTGAATATATCATACGTGTAAGTGTCAGCTATATAGTTCGATAGTGCTCTTATATCACCAGAAGATAACAGTTCACGAGCTACACGAGTTTGTGAGTTACTCATCATAGTATCTACGTTTGTCTTATGTAGATACTTATTATAGTCCTTAGTAGTCTTAGCACTTTTACTGTACTCAATCGCTGCGTCCTTAGTACTTTTATAAACTGTAGGCCACAGACATGCTCTACTAACAGTATCAACACCTACATATGCGAAGCCTGTCTTATCGAGTAACCACTTTGTCATCTCAACGCCACGAGCAGGTAAGTTATCAGCCCTAGCTTTTGCGTCTATATCACGGAACATAGCATCCTTATATTGAGAACCTCTCTGACTAATATAACTATCAAATGAGTTATGAAAGTCTTCTGCCATCTGAGGGTCTATCTGTGCAAGTGTATTACCTCTTACTAACTGATTAACTATATCAAACCCTGTCTTAAGCATCTCTGTAGTATTAGTAGCCCCACCTGACTCGGCCATAAACTGGAGACTGTTCCTTATAGTTGCCTTAGTTGCACCATATGGATTAGTTACAAGTGATAAGTGAGTTCGCCAGAATGTAGCATGTAGCTTCTGTAGCATTACAGAGTCTGAGTCAAGATTACCTTTTAACAGTACATCACTATATAGACTATTAAGATACGCGTCATCTTTGTTACTCAAGGGTGCTTTATTGTATCTACTATACAGTGTCTTAATGTCCTCAGAGACTGCGTTTCTAACTGACGTCTTTTCATGAGCGTTCATGATATTAGCAAACACTGACCCAGTCTTGGGAGTACTTTTACCTCTACGAGCACGAGCCTTGCCGCTTATAGAAGATGGTTCTAGTGCTTCAGCAGACGCATATGAGTCTATGGGGTCAGCAGTCGCGTTCTTCAGTAAGTCTAGGACTTCATTAGTATGCTCACCTTCCGCTGGATAGTAATAACGTCTGAGACCTATACGAAGACCACTGTCATACATCTGTTTAGAATGCTCACTAAGACGGCCTGCTTTCTGAGCAGCCTTAGCTTGGTCAAACATTTCCTTCTTCTGCTTTTTAGTAAACAGCGGACGCCCTGCATCATCAGTTCTATTAAGATTAGCAGGCATCTTACCATTATCAACCCAGAGTCTCATAGCTTCGAGCATTGATTCTTGTGCTACAATACTGTCTTGTAGAATATTATCTAACGATTGTGCTGTGTTAAGATCAGTCTTAGACATATCAGGTGTTAACTCATCGCGGCCTTCTTGATCTTCGAATAACCAGTTGGCAATCTGCTTATTTGATTCTATACTAGTGTTCTGTATGAGTGTATCAACACCTTTCATAACTGCTTTAGTCTGCTGTTTAGTTAACTGTTTATCATGAGGGAATCCTGCAAGTATTTTTGCGAACTCTTCACGGGCGTTATGCCCAGTTATCTTGGCTTTCTTAAGTGTTTGGTAATGTAAGTATGTGACCGGTATGCTAGTCTTATCTTCAAACTGTGCAACCGCTACACGAGATGGTGCAAGTTTGTTTATGAGATCCTTCTTCTTACCCCTAGCATCGGCAGTCTTAACTTGGCGATTTGTAGTATTAACATTCCGCATCTGCTTACGTCTATCTATATCTTGTTCTTTTCTAATATTCTTGTCAGGTGATACTATCTTAGAACCTGTGTCACCTGCTAAGAGTATACGGTTCTCAGTTGTGATATTACTAGTTACGTAAGTGCTCTTGAGAGCATTGTTGAATTCTGTTAATTGTTCCTTATTCATTGTAGCTGCAGACCGCTTACCTGTGGTCTTGAAAGCAATGTGTCTGTACTGAGCATCGCCGATCTTCATTTCCTTCTGTGTCTTATGAACAGTGCTCTTGAGAGCATTGAGTTCTTTCTTCGTTGTAGCAGCAGCCTTAGGATCAGTGATTTGATTTAATGCTCTCTTCATAGCAGCAACAGCTTTTGGTTTTTTTGATAGCAACAATCTTGCAAAGACTTCTGCTCGTACTGCGTCTTGAACTACACTGCTAACGCCTAAAGACGCTTCTGCTCCGCCTTCAGGCGTTTTAAGCCATTCTTGCAACCCAGCATCTATCTGTTGTGGCGTAAAACGTTTTCCTAACTCTTTCATTACATCGACAGTTTTCATCAACATAACTTCTGATGTTGGATCTTCAAATTTGACGCCCTCAGCAGTAAGCGGATCTTCACTAATGAACTCGCCAGTCCGAGCATCTTGTATAACAGGTCTACCGATCACACTTTCAATGTCACGCATTAGGTCATTGTGAGCAGTTAGCTTTTCACTATTAGTCAAGTCTTTGCCTTTTAATAGTTTAGTCTGCTTACTCGTCAACTGATTAGCTATCTCATTTTCTTCACCTGTCAGGTGATCCCTGTCTATAGTTAAGTATTCAGCTTGTTCTATAGTTTCTACCTCACTGATAGGTACAGTCTGCTTAGTACCAAGTGAATCAGTTATGACAACCTGCTCGATACCGTCTTTGAATATGACTTCACCAGTTGCAGTACCCTCGAAGCCTTTAATCAAGTTACCGTCTGCGTCTAACTTATCCGCTGTAACTACATGTTGCTCAGCAAACTCACTAACATGACCAGTCAATTCAGTACCGTCAGCGGGTAGAATACTAGTAACCTTAGCCACAGATTCCTCAGATTTCATTAGTACATTTACAGCTTTTGATACAGATTTAGCATCACTAGAAGCAGTTTGTTCGTACTTTACAATAGCAGTAACCGCTTCTCTATTATTCCGCACAACGCTCGGTGGAACATTCTTAAAATACTCACGTGCAGTTATTCTAGTAAAGCGGTCTATGTCTCTAGCAACATGCTTAATAGCAGTCTTTTCTATCTTAGTAAGATCCTTAGCAGTTTTACCTGTATAAGCTTTGATTTCTTTAAGAACGGCTTTAATAGAAGATGCACTAGGATCTTTTCTGATAACATCTGCATATAGAGGCCACTTAGCTGCTATCTTAACCGTAACATTTTGAGCTGCTTTATCAACTGCACGACCAAAAGTAGTACCCGCTAACTTTTTAATTGTAGGATTCGCAGCACTACTAAGATAACTAACACCAACTCCTGCACCCATACTAGCTAAAACCATCGATGCTCCTTGATACCCAAACTCAGTATCTGGATCTATCTCCCCTGCTACAGCCTTAGATATTTCCTCACCCGTACTTATAAGACCAAACTTAGTTGCTAGTGCTAGTGCTTTTTGACTGGCTCCCTTCGGTACGCCCATTTTACCTACTGTACCTTTTACAGTCTTAAGCCCACCAGTCAGTTCAGCTAATCCACCCATAAATCTCATGACTCTACCAGGATCATACCCTAAAGCTTCATCTATTGATGTTCCTAAATCTTTACCCTTAAGTTCCTTCTGCATATCCTTAGGTAATATCTGCTTAAGCATAGCCCAACCTACTTCTGGTGTTCCAAGTAACCGACCCTTTACAAATTTATACATAGTACGAATAGCAGGATCACTTACTATATGCAACGCTCTATCAAGTCTCTCTATAGGTAACGCGTTGTCAGGAAGCTTAGGACGCTTAGCTAGATCTCTAATGTTCCTAGGAGATGCTTGTTCAAGAGATGGATATACTTTGCTACGGGTGAAGTCAATAGGCTCCTCAAGTTGAGGCGGTTCACTAGGATCAAACACAGACTGATCTGTAGCAAACTGACTAGGATCAAAGTCTCGCTCGAAGTCAGATCTATTAAAGTCCTGCTCGAAATCGGACTTATTAAAATCATTCACGTAGTCTTGTCTATTAAAGTCTACCATAATTATTTACTCGGTACATAACCGTGCTGCTTAGCAAAATCGACATCTTCTGGAGCAGTCCATACAACGTCGTTAGGATCTGTAGAGCCTTTAGGTATCATCTTTATAAAGCCTCTATCATCAGTTACAGTCTTAGCATCAGGTGCTTTCTTAGTACCAGACGTCTTCTTAGTACCAGTAGTTTTCTTAACAGCAGCCCTAACATTATCCTTCACTGGTGTCTTAGTGTCTTCAGGAGGAGACTGGGCATCCCACTGAGCACCAAAACCTCTAGATCGAGCTTCCTGTTCCGTCATAACTTGGAACTCCTTAGGACCTATCCATCCGTAAGGACCTGTTGTACCGAAGCCTACATTTTCTTTAACTTTGATCTTCCTAAGCTCAGGGGCAACCCCTCCAGTATCTTGTGCAATACGTAGCTGTGCCATAGCATCTGGACTGTACTCAGTCCTATTATCAATATCAGACTTGATAGTAGACTGAGTAACAGGCGTAGTTTGCTTCTGTGTAAGCTTTTCACCTGCACCTTTAGCTCTCTCTGCGTCTCTATATGCTATCTCACCAGCCGCTGCGAGTTTAATACCTTCCTGGTCACCTGCTTGTATAGCCTGTGCCATAGCTACGCGATCATTAGGGCTCTCCATAGTTGCAATCCCTTGCATCTGTTGATTAAGAGCACTAATCTTATATTGCTGCTCTAGGGTCATTAGTTTGATAGTTTGATTCGCTGCGTCGTTCTGTGTAGCTAGGCCTTGCATCTCGGCTCTGGAAGTCTTAGCAATCTCATCTGCGAATACCATAGATCTTTGTTCAGCTGGTGACATCTTGTCTAATTGAGCAATTCTGATCTCGTTCTCTTGTCTCTTAGCCTTTGCAGCTTGAGCGGCGTCTTTGATTCCAGCAGCACGGAGAACGCGTTCTTCTCTACGTAAGTTAACAGAGTCTTTAGACGTGAACTCTTTATACTCAGCGATCTTCTGAGCTGTAACTATATCCATGTTATTAGCTTGAGCGAGGTTAAGAGCGTTTTTAGGACCGAGTGCTTCTCTATCAATATCTATTTGCTGTTGCCGTAATTTCCTAGTCTTAGCTTGCTCACTAAGAGACGACATCTGGAGCATGAAGTTCATTATTTGACTAGGTCCAGTATTTTCTTTTGGAGCAGGTACTACAAAACTCATTATATCATCTCCTTAGTTTTTAATCTAATAAACCGCCGCCTATGCTTGACCCTATACGTGCACCCATTAGTGCCTGGGTAGCAGTCAGACCACCAGGCATTGCAGCAGCAACACCGAGTCCAGCTAACGCACCGAGTCCAGATCCTAAGCCGCTCTTAGAACCCTGTATACCTACAGCAGTCTTAGTCGGAGTAGTTGCAAAACCTAAGGCCGCTGATATCAAAGCATTGTACTGCTCACGAGCTATGTCCATAGGTAACTGCCTCAGTGATCTCTCGGCCTCAGCGATACCAGCAAACATTCCAAACTCAAGACCTGGTAATCTTGTTCTCTGATCAATAGCAGCACTTACACGACCAGCTGCGGCCTCACCACTTTGAAACGCCCGAGACTCATCAGCCTGATAAGCATCATATAGTCTAGGTGTTATGTTCTCACCTACAAATCTATTTAGTTCTTTAGTAACACCCCTTGCACGGTCACGAGACTGAAAACCGCCAGGTATCCCAGCAAACTGCTCTTCTACCATTGGCAGAACATTTTGGATATAAGTCTCTATCATAGGATTAGCAAAGTTCTGTTGAAACCTATTCTTTGTAGCACCCTCATCAAAGGCGTAAGCTGGAATCCCACGGATCTGTCTATCCAGAGCTATCCTATTAAGAGCACTAGTATCACCGAAGACACTGAACTGATCCTCTGCTCTCCCATATGCTCTATTAAACAACTCAGGTGCTCGTGCTGAAGCGCCCAAACCAAAAGGTAGATTGCCACTCTGTAGAAAGCGATCAAACATAGGGCCCAGATTCTTATTCGTAGATTGAGCAGCGTCTGATAATAGATTTACTATCTTAACCTTACTACTACTACCACCAAATAATCCCATAATTATACTCCTTTTACTTGTTCAATAATTGAACAAGTTAATGTGTTGTAAGGTGATCATATAACAACTTACCTGCTAGTGTAAGCAATACACCTACTTCAGCTATCGTTACCCAAATTAGTAGTTTGTGTCTCTGCTCATTCTTAACAACACGAGTGACTAGACCCTCTTTACCGTTTCCTCTAATAGCAGTATCCACAGCCCTTATCATTGTTTTGAGTTCGGCAAATTCCGCTTTGCATATATCGTTGTACTGATCTTTGTAACATTTATCCATGTTATCTCCTATATTGACTCTTCACCTAAGCTATCACATAAGTACTCAAGATGGTACTCTCCAATTAGAGCATCCCCAGTATAGTTATCATCTTCTGCTTCCCCCGCTCCGCCTGTATATGTACCATCTACATCGCGGAAGAACCTAAACAGAACTATATGTTCCTTACTAATACCTGTAGTATTAGGTGTACATATATCGCTCTCATGCCAAACATAATTACCTTCACCATTTGCAATAGTAATATTTACAGAATGGCCAGCATCAGGAGTGTCAAAATTAGCTGGGAACGTATCCCCAGGAGCAATACAAATACACTCAACACCCATAGCTACGTGTGCAAGTCCATTTTCATTCGCTACCATGCCATTAAAGTGACCACGAATACTCGCAGCACCTTCATAATAATTACTTGGTACATGCCACATAAAGAATACATGTTCTTCAGACGTATCATCATAAGCGTCGAATAGAAGAAGATTAGCAGGATAATAAACAGCATCTGGATTGTTTGCTGCTGGGTGTTTTACTGTCTCAGGGTCTAAGTCTACACAATTCCATACTTTTGCTGTACCTGCCATTGTCTGATGGCCGTTAGTACTAATATCTGTGTAGTTATCTGGGCTACCTATCCTAGTACTAACAAACTCCTTAGGTCCACCTTCAAGTAAGGAGCGGTCAATGAGTATACGTCGGAGCTCAACAAGGAAACGTCTCATATCATCAGAGGAATCCTTAGGTATATTCGGGAAGATAAACGGAATTTCTATATTTTCTGCCACTAATCCCTCGCAGTCTGTGGTTCAACCTTACACTTAAATAAGCCACGCAATTGCACATCTTTATCAGATGCTTGATATAGTCTAAACATTATACGTCTATTCACAACATCAAGTGGTAATCTGTGTGTAGTCCACTCTTGATTTAGATTAACGGGTGAACCAGTTAATTCTGTCCAACTAGATCCGGAGTTAGTACTATACTGAACGACCAAAGTAGAATCAACAACACTACTAAGAGCCTGAAAAGAGAACCATGTCCATCTACCATATTGCTCTTCTTCATTCACTATAAACTCTGGTGTATATAAGTCAAACGTTATATCTGTAGAATCATCCTGACCCGTTACCTCATCTAACTGATACACGTAACCATCATCAGATATAAACGCAGCTACCTCATAATCTGTCTGCCCCGAACCGTCATCGCAGTACAAAGCACTCTCATCACAATATACATCTTTCAAAGGATCTTCGTCACAGTACCAGTTAAACCCAGCTTGTATACTACCAAAGCCTCTTATGGTTTTAGAAAAATCATGAGTCTCCCATGAGAGCATACTTGATCTATAGTTGAAACAATAACTGAAATTCGCATAGTTCTCAGCCCCAGATCTTGGTAATAAAAAGTGTACTTTATACTTACTCCTATCAACACCTGATGCTATGTGTTGCTTCTTACTAACATCTAATGTAGTGAATAAGCTATCATCAACGAACTCACCAACGGGTACTAGATCGGTGTCGCCATAGTATGCGTATACTTTCTGATCGCTTCCAAGTATGATATGAACACTAGCGATCTTAGCAACTGACTTAGTAGACATAATACCAGTACCAAATACTAAGGTCGGGAATGTAAAGATAGTTAGCCCACCATAGTACCGACCGACAGTTATAGAATCTTCTGAATAAAGAATAAGTGCTGAACCCAACTTGACAGCTGCAAGTAGAGCACCTATAGTATCTGTAAGTGTATTAGCACCTGCGTTATCAGAAGCATGATCATCTACATCACCAGCGGCTGCATATAGCAAAGTCTTGACTTCTCTTTTAACAGCAATTGTAGGATGAATCAGCATCATGTGGTTCCAGAACTCAGATAATAATCTACATGTAGAAGCACTAGAACCGTGTACTAATAGCTGAAACCTATCATTAGACTGGCCTTCGTAGTAATATATATCATCTACACCATTACAGATACACAATGCAGTACCACTATTATGACTAAATTCTGTTGTATCTGTACCGTCGAACTCTGTAGCATGATTAGCATACACAGATACAGACTGAGCACCGTCTATATCTGGAGTAGCCATATCAACTGTAAATGCCAATCTCGTCCATGTATCAGCTGGAGCCGCTGCATGAACAGCACTGATAACCTCAGTTCCTCCCTTAGCACCATTTACTTCTTCAGTCACAACTATCTCAAGAGAATTAGCAGATAACCCAGTACTCTTGGGATAAACCCAGAGTCTAATCTCAGTATAAGCAGTAACATCCGTAGCACCAGTTAGTGCAATATATGCTAACAGATCACCGTCACTTACATCAGCTACACAATCTATAAAGATAGCAGCACTTGAGGGAGGAGAGGATACAAAATGGGGCGTAATTATTAAGTTATCAGCGGATACACTATCAGCACTAGCAGCACTAGCACCATCCGTCCAGTTACTAGATCCATTAGCTAGTACAACACCTGGAGTAATATCATCCCAACTATCGTGAGTACCATTATACTCAAACGCTGATGTAGTTGTGACAGCAATCTCGTGTCTAGAACCTACAGCATCTACATAGGTAATAAGATCTGTACCAACTCCTGGAAGTGGGAGAGCTACGGCACCAACTTGGGATATCCCACGACGCTTACGAACTTTAGTCAACTCAGCATAAGCATTCTTCATAAAAGGAGAGAACGCATCTGAGAACTTTGTAGGTTCCTGGTTAGTATTCAACCCTTTTGTAGGAACAGGATATGCTAATATCTCACTCATCTATGTTTCTTCTTCCTAACCTTCTTTCCTGTCTTAAGACTCCGACTTGTTTTAGCTTGAGCAATTCGAGCGGCAGATGCATTACTCTTCCCACTTCTCAACAGTGCTTTGTATATCTTATGTACTTTAGTTCCCTTAGGCATTTTACTGTCCGATAGCGCAACTTTTTATATCTGTTCCACTAAACCCTACATCCTCAACCTTCCAAGTCCAGCCATTAGGAATTAAACCATTAACACTATATGTCCAGTCAGCTAATGGATCGTCGCCATGTGTAGTCGAGGCATATGCCTTATCAATAATTACATAGCTGCCACCAGAAGCTTTACCATACAGAATTAATGTCCAGTCTGTTCCAGAGGCAGGTAAATTTACTTCGGCGTAAGCTCTTACAAATTCAAATTTGGCAGTTACTTCATATTCTGTGTCTATATCTTTTGCTGCATAATCAGCTGTTGCGATACTATCATCTACATACTTCATATTAGCAACATGACCGTCTACTGTAGGAGCAGCAGATGTCATAAGCACAGCTGCATGGGCAGATGCTATTTCAAGGACACCAGTTGAGTTAACTTTAATCATATCAATAGATGTAGACGGTTCACCTGCTTTAAGTGCTTTGATAAAAGCATCATTATCAAGACTTACACGTACAGCTGTACCGGCATAAGCGGCCCGTACACCTTGAAAACCCGTACTTACACCAGCACTTGTTGCTACATATACTCTCATAGTATTAGTCAACCCAGTACTAACACCACCACCAGTAACAATAGCAACGCGGCCGTTATTAGTACCAGTACTTGCATCTGTACCTAGGCTAGTAACTCCATCTGGCATAAGTGTAGGAAGTGAACCACTCATGTAAACTCTAGCGGCACCTTTGAGATGCTGACCGCCGCTATTAGACGCACCTAGTGCTGCGTGTTCCTTCTGTATGATCGTTTTAGTAGCTAACTTAAGATCTCTAGTCTGACTCGGTCTAGCAGATACTTTACTATGATCTATAGGAACATCTACATCCCAATCCTGACCAGCCATATTACTTACTCCTAATTAGTACCATATATCTATAGAACCGTACCTATCATGATTAGTTGCATTTCCTTGTCGGTCGTAGTTTATTAAACCATTCTTAACTGCTATGCCCCCACTTCTAGTACATGCTCCAGGCCCCTGAGCAACCATCTCTTCTGATATGTCATACTTGTCAGTTCTAATAGCATGACCCAGAGTACCACCGACTATACCACTATCCCACTTGAAACCCAGTGCTATATTCTTCCAATATGCGTAGCTCTCTGTATTCTGTAGAGATAAGAACACAAAGGCTGTGACGTACTGAGTGATAAAAGTATCTAAGATCTTTATAGGTGTCTCAGTAGAATCATTGGTAAAGGTCTTCTCTTGAGAGACTATGAGTTGTAGCTGCAAATCGTCTGAGGCAGGTCTCTCTAATAAGATTGTAGACTCCCACCTAAGACCGTTCCTAGGCCAACCCTTCTGATTATCGTCAGGATTCACAACATTCCTATCCCACCACGACCTATCACGCATAAACAGCGGTGCATATAGACTACCACTATCTTGTATAATGCGAGCAGTTACTATATGTACGAGATCGGATATAGCAGATATATCAACTGATGTCGCATCCTCTGTGATGTCTATAATAGTAGGATCATCTTGCGAGTCTCGAAACGGGTGCTCATTGATGGCTACCTTAAGAGCTTCATCACAGAGGGACTCTATAAGAGTAGCCTTCTCAGTACCACGACCTGTATTATTATCCACAGCTGTCTTGATCTGAGCCCTTGTTTTAGCCATTTTATCACCTCATTATGCGTGCATCTGAATGAACGTAGCAGCGGTTGCAGCAGCTGGAGCGACACTACAAATAAACGCTTCATCAGTGTCTTCTCTATATGCTAGATCTCCAATCTCAACTGGGTATGTATCATGACTATTAGCATCCACAGCGGGATCGGCTGAAGCCGCGTACCACACCCGCTTCTGCCACTTACGCAAGTTCAGACTGTGTAAACTACCATCTGCAGCAGTTATATAACTAGTACCTCTTAACAATCTTTGAAGAATCTTTGAGAAGACTCTTCTTTGAGACTTAACAACTGTTAGTGAATTAGCCATCTTTGTACTCCTTAACAGATTCTATAATATGATCTCTTTGTGCAATAGATAACCACCACCCTACAGGGATACATACATGGTGCTTATCAAAGAATTCTACACCTGGAAGTTCGGTCGCACTAGCTACAAATATCTTCTTAGTGTCATTCCTATCGTGTACTCTACTACAAGCGATACCACAATTCATCATATATGCTATGAAAGAACTAACGTTATCTACTATGATCGTATATAACCAGTACGAAGGATCTACGTTATCTGGTATACTAGGTAAGGTCACAGTGGATAAACCATCAAATGCTTCGTTGTACTTAGTAGCATTACATCTCGCAGCTTTTATTATGCCTTTCACATGTTTCAAGTTACTCAAACCAATGGCCGCAGCTATATCATTCATGTGCATCTTATAACCAAACTCAGGCGGATCTTGGTTACATCTCATATCACTGGACAACTCACGATCAAGACCGAACCATTTCATGAGACGTGCTCGCTTAGTAGTTTCTGCGTCTTTCATAAAGAGTGCTCCGCCATCTCCACAAGTTACTGCTTTGATAGCTTGAAAAGACGTACATACATAATCACTATGATTACCGATCTTAGTATGATCGATTTCAGTACCGAAAGCTTGAGCGGCATCTTCTATAACTGGCACATCATACTTACGACCCAAGTCATTTATACTCAGCACATCACAAGGAGTCCCGCCCCAGTGCATACACATAATAGCTTTGATAGAATGCTCAGACAGTACAGCGTCTAGACTATCCGGAAGCATATTTCCAGTACACGCATCAACATCTACCCATACAGGAATAGCACCAAGCATAAGTATTGCTTCATTAGTCGCCAAGCACGTCATAGGAGTACTAGCAACTAGGTCACCTCTTCTTACACCTGCTAGTCTTAGTGCAAGCATGAGAGCACTAGTACCACTATTAGTAATTGCAACATTAGGATTTCCTACATAGCGACCGATTGCTTCTTCAAACTCCTTAACAACAGACCCTTCACCTATGTAGCCTGAACTAAGAACAGTACGAACAGACTCATGAGCAACCTTAGACATGAACACTTTGAATAATGGTATCATCTTAACACCTTTCTAGTTTTTTTGTGTTGCTCAGCAACAATACTTATCTGTGACCCCTTAATAGGAGTCATAACTACAGTAATTAAACCTTGTTCTTGGTACTCATATACAAGTAGATTCCACGGCTTAGGTTCATATACTTTATACTTCACATGGTTAGGAGTATAGTACAAAAATGTCCACTCATTCGGACAGCTATAACCGATAGGATCATGGTGAGCTCTATCACCTTTGTAATACTGATCTATGATCTGCAACTTACAATCAGGTGCAAGAATACGCCAACACTCATCCATAAAATGTATTCTATACTTAGGCTCTATGATTTGCCAAGCGAGTCTCATCAGTATAGCATTACAACTATTATCTTCAAGAGGCCAAGGAAACTTACATACATTATGTACTATATCCACACCTGTAACAGCACGTATATCCATGCCAGTAAAACCTTCTTGCTTGTACTGCCCACAACAGACATCTAACTTAATCATACTATTAACTCCTTATAAAGAGGTATGATTTTATCTATATGATACTCTTGTGCTTTAGCATAAGCCGTCTCAGCTATAGATTCATAAGCTGCTTCCGACCCCTTAAGTATCTTTACACGACTCACTATTTGATCTAAATTCTCAGCACGAATAAAGCATCCATCCCACTCAGCGACGTAGCTCATCTCAGGATATGCTATAGTAGGTATCTTGAAAGAACCTGCGTTTGCAAGTTTTAATGGATTCTTCAATGCAGGCTCAAACTGAGAAGCATACATAGCTCCAGGTTTTCTAAAGCACAACTGAACATCTATGCTCTTATAGAAGTTACAGATATTCACACGATCTTCCATCTGCGTCTCAGTAACAAACTCAACATCTATACTCGCAAGTGCAGTAGAAACAGCACCAAACTGCAGATGGAAGTTCTCTGTATAACCACAGAACCCAACACGTTCTACCTTCGGTCTATCACGTACTTCGTTTTTGAAGTTACAATGATGCTCAGGTATTAAAATAATATCGTCTCGACCAAGTAGCTTAGTCAGATAACGATGAGCAGTTACACCTATAGCAATAACCCCAATATGCGGCATATCTTTTGCACGTTCCGCAAGTGCTACGCTATCTACAATGTCTAGATAATAACTACTAACATAATCAGCAATTTCCTTATTAGGACAACACTTAACACAGATAAGTATATCATCACAGTGAATATGCTTAGGATTCACAACAGCGTTTTCTAGTCTCGCTGCTATTTGCTCACCTCTTATCTTAGCTGAGGCCCACGGATTAGTAAAAAATACATATCTCATGGCGACACACTCCTTGAGTCAAAATACTCGCCTGTTTGTCCGTGCCTAAGAAGCATTTGGTCAAGTTCGATCCCATGATTCTGATTATAATACTCAGCACTCTGCGGATATACAATGCGTCTTTGTCCCAGATGGCCCACTAAAACGCGAGTATCAATAAACATCTTCTCACCTATATCCCTAAACATCTTACAGAGATTGACGTCACTACGGATATTGACGCCTTCAAAACAAGTATCCCTAAAATACGGTTTCTTAAGCTTCTTTAACTTCTCAAGGTTAATCAACGTACAACCGAACGCACAAGTTGATACTTCATAAACTCGGCCGTCCAGAGGTAGTGTGACTTGGAAGAAATTTTCTTTACCTTCTACCTCATGGACTTCCCAAGCTACTTGTTGAAAATTCTCACCTTTCTTACAAATAAGCCCAGATACCATAGCTTCATCAGCACACTCAACTAGATAATCAAGTGAGTTCTCTGTAATAAGGTGATCACCATCCAGAAAAAACGCATGAGTACAATTCTCTGCAAAGCACTTCTCAATTATCCTATTCCGTGCTTGTGCAGCTTGTAACCCTTTCTTTCCTACAAATACAATATCGTACTTCTTACCCCAGTTAGCTGATAAGTATAAATGATTGAAGTACACATCAAAGTCCACTGTATCAAACACGTGGATACACAATGCGATTCTCATAAACCGCTCCTTTCATTATTTTTAGCTATTAAAGACACCTGATGTCCACGTAAGCTGAGTATGCTGTAGCAGCACCCGTTGTTGCGTGCAGTCTAACTAACCTAACACTCTTAGCGACGTGCATAGGAGCAAGACCTGCAGAGTCAATAGGTACAACAGACCTCGCCCATGCTGAATCAACAGCATCAGTCGGTATAGAAATTGCACCAACCAACTGATCAGCGGCAGTTGCACTCTGTGTCATACTAACCTTCTTTAACCCCTTAACCTGAATCCATCCGTAATCGCCCGTATCAGAACCGCTTGGTCCAATAGCAGTCATCGCAGCCCCAGCAGCATTATTAACAGCGGCACTGGCTGCAGTAGACGGCCCAGCCGCAGAAGGCGCTACAACCCGCTTATTGATAGCATCGATAGCAGATGTTGGCAATACTAGACACGGTGCTGTACCAGTTAAACCTGTAGTACCTGCGTTCTTAACCCATCTATAGACTTTCCCCTTATGAGGATACAGAGAACCTATTACATCTGCATCATATGTTCTCAACTCATTAAGAGGAACCTTAATTAAACGTTTGTCAGCCATTTCTAAAAATCTCCAATCTGTATGTTATTGATTTTTAGTTGTTCAACATTTGAACAACTGATTATAACCCTCGATGATTTAACTCCTTGATACGCTCGATTATCATACGCTCTTCATCCTCATTAGTCTTTCCATGGTAACCGTCATCAAACCTTAGATCAATAAACTGCATGATCAACGCAGCGTGCTCTTGCTTCACAACTAAGTAAGGCTTAAGTATATCGCACAGTGTATATACATTCTTGCTACTAACAACGTTAATCTCATAACACATCTTACGATTACCTGTGGTTGTTTTCCTGGACATAGATGCATGTATACCCCAACCGTCTAACACACACTGAATCAAGTACAGCACTTCATAATGAGTATTTCCTACCTGCACTCTAGGCTGCCCTCTGGAGTTTTGCTCCGACACAGCTATCCTAAAACAGCCTTCACCATCGAAGAACCCTGCGAGGTAGCAAGCAACTTCGTTGTAACTAAGATTTAGCATATCAAGTACTCCAACTTATGACGCATAGAGCATAGTTCCATGCCGCCTAGGCTGTGATGTCGCTAGTCCTGGAGTCATACAGACAATATATGAAACACGCTCAAACTGGTTGGCCGTGTCCTTCCAAGGTGTCATCTCAAACCACACGTTCGGATGGAAGTTGAAATCTATGTAGTTCATGTTGAGCATATCCATTCTCAACGTAGTGATCTTATCCGTGTAAGAATAAGTAGCACCCCTGAACGTCACAGTTTCAAAGCCTAGATCCGCAGCTTTCTTATTGAACCCAGTTCTGACAATCTGAATTCTATCACGCATCTCAGCAACGTATGCTTCATACAGTAACTGACCCGATATAATAAAGTTCGGGGACTCAGCGTTTGCAGAGATGGTATTGAAGAAATGGTCCATGTCCGAGACAAGGTTCAGATCATACGGCTCATTAGTTGGACCTGCAATTCTACTAGCGTTTGTCTGAGTCAGACCGTCTGCCATAACCCAGTTACGCCACCAAGTATTGGTCCTACTAATATTACCGTTACTTGTACCCGTAGCATAAGTATCACTAGCAGCAACCGCACCTGACGGTGTAACAGCAGAATTAGGAGCAACAATATCTATGAGTCCATTCATCTGCTTGGGTGCATCATAGAACGCACCGTACTGTGATAGATAAGTCTCTATATCCTGTACGATCGCATCACGGGCAGCACCGAGCCGCCGCGTCAAGTACGATTTGATCTGGAACTTGCCAGAATTCTTAGCATCATCAATGAGCGACCTGTTTACATCGACACAGAAATAACGCCAGTCTAAGCGAGCAAAGGTATCCAACTGAGGTGTATCCTGATCTAAGGTACTACCTTCTTGGAACCGTTGAGTAGACTTCGTACCGTAACCAACAGTATCAGTCCACCCAAACTCGCCACCTACTTGCGGCTTCATAGCACCAAACTCTTTGAGAGCCAAGGTAAAAACAGTAGACTCAAGAATGTTGTCTACAACTTGTGCCCTGATCTCATACCAGGTGTTTACGAAGTCGTCTTCCAACTGTCTAGTCAGTGATGGAAGTGCCATTTGTAAATCTCCAAAAATTCTTTAGTTAACAATACACAGCGCGTTATGGAAATCCACTAAGTGAACTGAACATAACGACCGACTATTTATCGGCCTTCAACTGACAAAATCTTATCCGCAGCAGCATTTGCAATCTCCATAAAGCCTGCCTTACCGTGCTTCTGCGATCCTGACCTAGCTTCCCTGCCTCTTTGAGCAATAATCTCCATATTATCCGCTGTCATTGCCGTAGGATTCGGTTGACCAGGAGGAACCGCACCAGTAGACTGCGGCTTCTCAGTGTCAATCTGCCCTCTCGGCGGCGTAGCACCGGCTTTTTGACTCTTCGCTAGCAAATACGCATCTTCGTAATCCATACCTGGATACTTGTTGAGCACGTCTCGGATCTCTTCAGTGTGAGCATCAAAATCATCGTGCTTGTTTCTTGCTTTCTGAACTCCAAGACCTGCTATAATTTGCAGTGTGGTCTTTTCAAGCGTTCCAACCTTATCAAGTTGTGGCTGCATATCTGCTATGACACTTTCTCGAACAGTCTGAGCATTACTCTTAAGAGCGCTATCTACTGAAGTACTGATGACGTCTAACAACTGCCTATTACTAAGTTTATCATACTTATCATCATTATTCATATCATCAAGCATAGCATCTATATCTTGCTCAGGAGTCTTACTAGGTTTACTTTCCAAGCGGATTTGCGACTCCTGTAACGCCTGATACTTTCCCTGCAAGTCCACTAATGCTTGCTGGATTGGTGCCACTACTTCTCCCAGTGCTTGTTGCATTTGTAGCTTTTGCTTGTTCAGCGCTTCTTGTTCCTCTAATTTCTTTGCTTCCGCTTCCTTCGCTCTTTGTGCTTGTAGTTCCTCTGGCGTCATCTGTCACCTGACCTTTCTTTTTCAATTCATAGTCTGCGATAATCTTATCTTTTCGATACTTCTTGATTATCAATCTCTGTTCCTTTTTGAGTGCCCTGATACACAGGTCTAACTCCTTCTTGTTTATGTAGTCACCATCGAAAGTAACCTGCGGATGCTGGTTATCTTCAAGAACTACTATAAACTTCCTAGGTGGACGTTCTTTCATAATTAACTCCAGTTAATCTCAAAGTAATGCTCCTAATTCTAAATTATTTTCTCTAGCATATCGCTTCATCTCACTCTTAGAGTGAAAGGTCTTACCTTCTGGGCATACGTGTTTTAGATGAATCCCATCTTTAGGAAACTGATCAGGGACAAATGTTAGTGGAAATTGCCGCTTCATAACACCACCACACTTATCACATATTACGACTTTCTCCCAGTGAGTCACAAACTCGTCAGTTTTCTTAGCACCACAATTACACTCATAATCATATATCGGCATTATCTTTGTCCTCCTGATACTTGCCCCTGTCCAGGATTGGTGGGCAGCGAGGCGGAGGAACGCTGCCCACCACTACCTGCAGTGACCGGAGCTAGTATGTTCTCAAAAGCGGGGTCAGAAGAAGCATCCGCTAAGTACTGATACAGTGCCTGAGGATTGATACCAGGTAATTGTGCTAACTGAGCTGTAAGCATCAAAGCTTCTACTTTTCTCTCTGCCCTACTAATGTTTCGTTTAGTTGATAAACTAGCGTCATATAGATAATCTCCAGCTAAATCCTGCCCTGTAACATTCTCAAAACCTTCGTCGTGCATTACCTCTCTTGGAATAGTCCAGAACGCAAAGATAAGCTGATTCACTTTCTTGATGCAGTTAATGTAGAAACCGACAACCGCTTGAGATCGCTTACTATCACGTCTCCCAGAACCGCCAGCTACCTCAATAGTCTCAGCCCTAGTCTTACGACCCTTAGAGAACTCACCAACCTGATTACTACTCATGCCAACTGCTTCACGAGCCTCTCTTCTGTTACCTTCAGAAGAAGCCACAGCGTCCCAGTTAATACTTGTCTGTATAGGTGTAATCACATCTTTGAGAGGAAAACTTGAATCAACACCCTCAGCACCACCGACATCTGCAGATAAAAGACGAGACAATGCAGTCTTAGTAAGAGCTCCTTTACGATATAAGAACTTAAGAACCGACAGGCGTCTTTGTTTCTCCGCTTGCAAACTAATATCAAATTGTGTCTTCTGAATCTGTCCCAAGTAGTAAGCCGGTGGAGTTGTCCAAAAGCTTCTAGGATGCTGATTAAGTGTTGCATTTACAAACGGCATACCACAAGCCATCTGAATAGCATCCGGAGCTTTTCGCAAATACTTATCATAGTCTCTAGATACCACTAGAATCTCACCAGTTAGTCTATCTCGAATTTCCCACATCTCTACAAACTCAGGTTTCTTGTGATACTTAGCAATACCTCTTAGTTTTGCCTTTTGCTGTTTAGTCCCAGGTGTAAGATAAGACTCCATGAAATCTTCTTGACTCATCTGAGCTTGTAACCGACTCTTGTTACTATACTTAGGATCTGCTTTAATATGATCTATGTGTCTAATAGTTCTATGAGCAGCCCAAGGAGCATCTTCAAGATAGATAGTACCCCAAGGAACTACAAAGTTATGAGGTAGAACGGGCCTCATCCAAGGCCAACCTGGTTGAGTATCAGGCGTCTCAATCCTATTACCTTTCTTATTAAACTGAGTAAACGTCATACCCATTAGGTTATTACCTTGACCTATATCATAATAAGGAGCCCATCCATACTCGCTATCATAGCCTATCTTCATAATCATATTACCGTAGAGATAACCGCGAGTAATAGATATATCAGTGTACTGCTTCATACGAAGTTTAGATACAAAATAGTTATCTAAGGATTCTAAGATTGGAGCCTTCATGAGACCTATACGCTTAGTAGCTTTAATAACAAACTCAGGATCAGGAACACTAAGAGCACTAGTCAGAGAATCTCCCATTGAGTAAACCAAGTTAGGACCTACAGCCGTATCTCCATTAGGGTCATTTAAGTAATTCATTTCAAGTTTATTCCATGCGGCTTCACGACCAAAGATCTCACGGTAGCACAAGGCAGCGTCAATCTCTTCCATCCATTCATCTGGAGTTTTTCTTGCCATCTATAAATCTCCATGTTGTTCAATAATTGAACAAGTCAATTATACATATAGTCTAGTCTTGGTACTACATTTATAGTGCGTTCAGATAAGTTACCAATATCATACGGATATTGCTTTATCTTAATAGGCCTATCTAAGAGTTCCTCTAAGATCACTGATCCTGAAAAAGGATCATTTATTAAGAGCTCATCCTCTTCTTGTTTAGCAGACTCACACATCTTTGTCCAAAAATCTATTTGCATAGACAACGCATCTACAACATCATCGTGACCTGTTCCAGACTTCTTGGTAGGATCAAAAGATAAAAGCTCACGTTCAAGGTCTGTATGTTCCTTCTTCATATATACTTTATCAGCAGCATACCAAGGCTGCAGACCAAGTATACGGGCATTCTTACTTATACGGGCATTCTTCACTTCCTCAATATAGAACCTCTCACCACACTGCTCCTGTCTACGCGTGATCCAATAGCATAGCGTACGCTGATATGCGACACCTTCGACTCGTACAACCAGAGGCTTATATGCTCTGTAGTGACTAAATATCCTATCAATTACATCACCTGGATCTATACGCTCTCTATTATAATGAACAATGTATATCTCACCGGTCTTAGGATTGAGACCTGTTGTAAGAATAACATTATAATCACTATCAGTATTAGTGGCGGCCTCAGAAGTAGGAGCGGGATCTACTGATGTACAGAATAACAAATCACGAGGCATCTTATCATAGTAGTGTATATACTCACGTTTGAACACTTGATTTATCGCGGCCGTCGGTATATTTAAGTAGAGCATGTAGAACATAAATAGCCCAACTCCAGCGTCACTCTTTAATTCCTCTAAAACACTTGAGTTAAAGCGATCCCATATAGGTACTCCACCTTGATCTTCGGTGGCGGGCTCACCAATCCGACCTGGTTTCTCTAGTGCTGACCTGCTTATTATTTTATAACCAGGTCCGTTTTCAAATATCCAACCTATCAAGTCTTTGGGAGCCCACCTAGTACCGATAATAACTATCTGTGCCTTAGTTGGATGAAGTAAGAGCGGATGACACATCTTATGAAACCCGATCGCTTTATCGATTTCAATTTGTGTTGGCTGCTGTATTTCACTAGTCATCTGATCAAAGTCAGGAGCTACAGTATCATCTTCTATTATTAAATCATAGTGACGAGATGTAACAGCAGTACCTGTACCACAAGGCTCAAATGTCCCCTCAGGAGCGGCCAATCTACGATTAACAGTTAAACACTCAGAAGACCAAGGATTTTTACCTTTTGGCATGATCTCAGGAAACAATACCTGCAATAGCTCATTGGTCTCAAAGATTGCTTTTATTGAGTTTGTTTTCTTCTTAGCATTACTCATAGAATTCTGGGCTATTAAAATTCTGATGTTAGGATTATTGATAGCGCGCCATATAGGATATGCTACGGAGCCAATAGTAGACTTAAACCAAGTACGAGGCAGAACTATAGCCATTCTCGTGTTCTTAGTATAATCCTGTAACGCACGGCAAATAGGACGGTGAATATGTTTAGTAAGATCATCAAATCCTAAGACAAAATATGCAAAGAAGAATAAAGAGCTTTTCGCCTTCTCACGTAGCTTACCTAAAGTTTTGTCGTCTACTTGTTCCATTAGTCTTTGTCTAAATCTAAAGCTTTCTGCAGCTTAACAAGATCATTACCTGTTAGAGTAACTGATAAACTCTGATGCTCAATCTTACTGACTTTCGGAAAACCTGCTCGATCAAGTACTTCAGTTGCGGCCCGCACAGCTATATTTTCATCTACTGATTGAACACAACCTATTATTCTATCAACAGCAGCCTTTGCACCTTCTCGAATAGAATCAGTAATGTCTTGGTCACTCTCGACTATCCTTTGATTACTCAGAGCCTCAAGTTTGGCTCGACGTAGTGACACCTCATGCTGAAACGACTTACTCCGCGTTACAACGGATACTGTACCCTGAGCAATATCAAAGTGATCTGCGATCTGCTTGTTCGTCCAGCCTCTTAGAACAAACTCTAAGATTTTATAGTGACGTGGGTTTAATTGTTGTATACTGTTTGCACTCATAGTACTACCATGGCCTAATATAAACTTTTGCTATTCCATCATCGTCAGATGAAGTTATTGCAGTTACTAACCCAACTATATTTTTGAAACCTAAGGTATCAAACTTAAGAGTTGCTATTCCATTACTCATATTTTGAATTGCTACTGTATGCTGTCCAGCTACGGACTCAACAAACTCATCGACATAGAAATAACCATCAGCGGCTACAGCTGCATCAGTCGTATAAGTATAAGTACCCAAGAACTCAGCATCACCGCCTGCTGGGTAACCCCAAAGTTCTAAGGTTCCTGTATCACCATCAACTTGAGACCGCAGAGTAACAAAAGCACCGTTTGTCCACGATGGTAAATCAACAGAGTTATCTGTGAGATTAGCTTCAAGATAAACGCGCGTTAAATTAACGGTATCAATAAGTGTTGCATCCTCAGAACCGTTAGCTGTAGAACACAGTAAAAGCGGCACAGACTGAGGTTGTATTGATAGTCTAGACATTATTAGTATCCTCTATTTAATTACTTTTATCATATACAGCACCATTATCTATATAAGTAATAATAACGGCCCACCTACCAGCACTCAGCGTACTCCAAAAATCAGTTGGTTGCAGCCCTACCCAAATATGCCTTGCTGCGTTTGTGGCAACTACCTCAGGACATTCGCCTGCTGCTGTGGCCATTAAGTCATTCAAATCATTAGGAGTACCAGCAGCTAATATCTCATCACCACTATCACTTGTTCCAAGAGTCATAGCTGTAATAAGATCAGGATCAGCCCCAGATGACACAAGAGCTTCTGTGCACCTTACCTGTGCAGATAATATCTCGGCATAAGCTGGTATAAGAACCCCAAAGTCTACCGTCTGTTCAGCATTATTCTCGGCATCAGGAGTAGGAAACTGAAAATCATCAGCTGACACAGCAAGCACGGATATTGTCTTAACAATCGTTTTCGTAGCAAGATATGTATCTGTGCCGACTTTCGGTAAAGACGGCGGCCCTGAGTACCGATCTCTGTACTGAGCTATGGAAGGAGTAATAGCTATGACCAAATAGACAATACACACTATCAGTGCTAAGATAGATAAATATTTATTTCTCATAGTAACGCCTCTATTTAATTCCAGCTTCTTCAAGTCTCTTCTTCAGTAACATAATCTCATTCATGAAATAGTTAACCTCAGAAGGAGCAATCCCTGGAGGCCCGGTTTTACCTACGCCACCCAGACGGCCCTTCTCACCTACAGCTCCATCCTTACCATTCTTCCCATTAGCCCCTTTTTCTCCTACAGGCCCACGTAAGTCAACTGAATCGCCCCAAACACCATTAGGTTGCTGAAAAGATAAACAACTGCCGTTCCACTTATGAACCGACATCTTACCATTCTTCCCGTCTCTTCCATCCTTACCGGGCTTCCCGTTAATACCGTTAATTCCACTCTTTCCATCTTTTCCGTCCTTACCGTTCTTCCCATCTTTTCCTGCACGGCCATCAGTACCGTTTCTATAATCTATACCAAGAACAGGAGTCTTACCGTCTATACCGGGAGAACCGTCTATACCGTCTCGATAGTCTATGCCTTTAATAGGCGTCTTACCATCTTTCCCATCCTTACCATCTATACCATCCTTACCCTTAGCACCCTTAGCACCTGTATCACCCTTAGCTAATAAATTAAGCTTCACATCACCTGAATCACCGCAGAAGAATACATTACCACTTCGTACAACAATCCTAGACATAAGAAGCCGTGCTAGTATATCACCTTCAGTAACTTGCTTCTTACCGCTATATCTATCTCTATTACCTTGTGGCATTTTAGTCTCCTATTTAGCAGTGTATCTTTGCACGGGTTCCTGATAACGGTTTTGTATTGAAAACGTAGCAATAATAGCACTTACAGTATCACTACCTATAGTCGCAGCACTGAGTACAACACTGTAGTCTGCTTGCGAATCATAGTCTGCATCTAAAAGAACAATTGCAACTTGATGTACATTAGTCTCAGCAGGATCGCCCATATTTACATCAAGAGTTACAGACGCCGTTACCAGCTTTGTATCATTATCATCTTTATAAACATTTACAGTTGGAGCTGCACCTAATGTATCCGTTGTAGAAAATGCAAACTGAACAGTATCCCCAAGTTCAAAATCACCCAGATAACCGGCTTGCTTAACTGATTCCGCATTAGAACTTCCAGCACCGCCACCTACATCATCAACTGTCTGTGCTGTAGCAGCATCAGCATTATCATAAAATGTAGAAAAATTTGTAGCTAAATTCGAAGCAGTTGATTCTGTGATTGCAGAACCATGTATCTTAGTAATATCCACCTCTGCACCAGCCACAGGTGTTACGTCTCCAGTTACTGAACCTATAAGATCCCCAGTAATATCTGCGTTTAGATCTGTTCCTGTTCCCGCTCCTGTAAGTGTCATACCATCGTCATTTGTTTGAGCAACGCCTTTAATCCCAGCTCCACCATCAGCGCCGCCACGTCCGCTTATCCCACTTCCTGTTGCACCACCACGAGCATCAATACCATCTCCGGTTGTAGTACCTGTAGCATACAACCCAGCCCCAGCAGTACCTTGACCGTCTAGTCGGAGACCGTTGCCGCTACTACCAACAACCTGAGCTCCACTAACTGTTCCAGAAACATCGAGTCCTATTCCAGCGTCATTCGTGATAGTTAATGATCGCATCTGAAGATCCACATCATCAGCGATACCTGTCCCACCTAAGATAGAATCTAGTTTAGCGATATTAGCGGAGTTCAAGTCAAAGTCAGTGAGCTGAATTTCTAAGAGCAATGGAGCCATATTAGTAGCACCTTTGAGCATAACCACAGCACTATCAACACCAGCAGCCAGTACAGCGTCTATAATATCTAATCTATATACCCCTGGCATATTCGTAGAATCTATTTCAATAAAGCCGCCGGCATCAAAAGCTGCATCAATAGCTACTGTTTTAAGAGTAAGCACTTGACGAGCCGCTCCGGGCCGTACATAAGACGCAACAAGGTTCGCAGAATTCCACAATAAACCTGTGAGTCCTGCCCCTGTAGTAGAAGATGAGTCCTGTATGAATACAATAACAGAGACACTTGTTTCAGCTTTTTTGAGGATTAGTTTCAACCGCCGATCCCTCCAGTCATTCCTGGATGGACTAAGACGCCACTGCCGCCACCGCCTGCACTGGGTGGTAGTGCACCAATCAATGTTCCATTGACGCCTAAATCCAGAAGCGGACTGCTCGAAGTTGGGATGTAATTATTCGCTCCTTGGTCTGTATATAATGGATTCGTAGTAATACTGGCTACTGATCTCAGCTCGGCCAAGCCTTCTGTCGAACCTGCATTGTCGAAAATACCGCTACCATTATTATACCAATCGTTGTAATCAATTCTGAAATTCCGTAATACACCAGTTGTATGTATAAATTTGAGACCAAAATTATCGCTGTTCGATATTACTGAATTTATTAATGTAATTGCGGCTGCATAATTCGTCCCATTAGCAATAATTCCCTCCAAATTACCATCAATTGTCAGATTAGATCCCCAAAGAATGCCAGGACTGGTAATATAAATACCAGCCGATGTGTTATCGTATATTTGTGTATTATTCAAGAACATCTCTATATGATTTTTTATTCCATATGCATTGTTATAAATCATACAATGCTCTACAACTATTCCCCCTCTTTGCGGATTCGATCCCGCTATGCCTGACGTGCCATTATCATGAATCGAGCAACCCCTGAAATGCCAATAATTTTCACTTGTCGCCGTTCCCCTTGAAGATACTCCATCAATTTTAGCATCTCGAATCTCGCATTCATCAAACTGAATCCCTGACGCGGTGTCAGCAGGATTGTAAATACAATAATTTGCCCCATCCGCAGTTAGCACACCATCAAACACAAAACCATGCCATTGGATATAGTCAGATGTAACC